GCCTATCCCGGCGCCACTGCGCGGCGCCTTCGCCCCGCGCATCGGCGGGGCAGCGACCACCTACTACTACCGCACGAGCGGCGGGGCGCGCGGCAGCACCACGGACGCGGGGTCGATCCCTGCGGGCGCAGTGGTGGAGCGTGTGACGTGACCCCGCACGACACCGACGGCGGCCCCTACACCTGCACCTTTGACGGCATCGCGGTGCGCTCCCTCCTGGGGCCCGCGCCGTAACCCCGCCGATGGTGATCCGATGACCCGCGTGCTCTTGGCCGAGGATGACGCACGGGTGCTTCTCGGGGGGCAACTCGTTTCAAATCGTAGGCGGTGTGCCGTGAACAAGATGTCCAAAGCCGATGTGGCCTTTCGTCGTCAGGAGACACAGTATTCCTGCTGTGCCGCATCCATTGCCGCAGCCCTGAAGGCTCACGGGAAAGACGTAACGGAATCCGGCCTCAACAAAGTGCTCGGTGCCAGCCCCATGGGAGGGGCAACATGGGAGGCCATGCTGGCTACCGTCCAGTATTTCGGCCTTCGGGGGACTCTTGTGGTCCCATCCACCATCGCTCAGTTGAAGGCGTGGACTGATGCGGGCATCCCGGTCATCATCGCATGGAACCCTGAGGGGAGGCCCTGGTCCCACGCCTCATGCGTGTTTGACGTGGATGACGACCACACCGTCCACATCATGGACCCAAACATCCCTGACCCGAACGAGACCGTGCGGGTGGTCCCCAAGGCTGAGTTCTACAGCAAATGGGGCGAGGCCATCGGTGACAACCTTATCGTCCGCCGACCAGCAATGGCCATCGAACGGGAAGTCACCGCAGACGGACGACAGGTGCAGGCGGGGAAGAAGGAGCTCCGTTCGATGAAGGATCGGGACATGTCCCGGTACCTCAAGAACGGTCCTGTGCGTCCCACGGACAAGTCCGACGCCACTCATGCGATGGACAAGGCCCAGTGGGAGATCCGCAAGGACATGGGCATGGCGGGGCTTCCAGGTGCGGGGATGGGGGCGGGTCCACACAAAGACAAGTCCTGGTACGACCGCAAGCGTGAGAAGAACTTCGACCGGGAGGCCGCTGCCACCCAACCCCTGATGACCCGACGTGACTACGGAGTGACCGCGATGCTGAACACCACGAACTTCCAACGAATCCTCAAGATGGCCGAGGATCTCCCCGGCCCGGTGGAGGACTACGTCAAGGAGGTGCAGGAGGCCAACCCGGACTACTCGGAGTCCCAGGCATGGGCGACGGCGTGGTCGATCTACTGTGTGGCTGGTACCACGCAGGTATTCACCTCGATGGGACTTGTGACCGTCGGTGAGATCGCCAAGAGGGCAATCATGTCCAAAGTGGGGCATGGTGGTGTGACTGCGGGTGAGATTCAGACGATCCTCACCACGCATCGTGGACAGGGGGTGTCCAGCCATGTGGTGAACACTGGGGTCAAGCCCGTGGTCACCCTCACCACCAAGCATGGGTACACGCTGACGTGTACCCCCGACCATCGCATCCTTGCCCTGAACACCAAGACATACGCGGTCGAGTGGGTGCCTGCGGGAGAATGTGGGGGGAGGTACTTGGTGCTCCCGACCCATGGGACGTGGGGCACACAGGTCAACCTGAGCGGGGACACGTTCACCAAGAACGTACACAACAACGTCATCCCCCTACGTCGCCCCATGACCATGACGCGAGACCTCGCACGGGTTCTCGGGTATCTCGTGGCCGAGGGGTCTGTCACGGAAGAGGGGGTGGAGTTCTCCAACTCCGACCCCAAGGTAGTGGAGGATTACACCCGCTGCATGATGTCACTGTTCGGAGAGGCCCCCAAGGTCATCTGGACACAGCCATCGGAGAGCAACAGGTACACGAAGCCTGCTGCGAAAGCACGTTCCCGTACGCGGTGGTACAGGGATTTCTTCTCCAACCTGGGCCTTGCCCCCTGTGTAGCAAGCGAGAAGGTGGTTCCTACCACCATCCTCACGGCCCCCAAGGAGTTCGTGACGGAGTTCCTCCGTGCTTTCACCGAGGGTGATGGATTCGTGGGGGATGCACAACATCCCAATCGAGTGGACCTGAGTACGGCATCCAAAACCCTCGCGGGGCAACTGCACCTCATCCTGTCCAACCTCGGGATTCTCGCAACCCTGGAGGTGAATCAGAAGGGTTACTACACCGTGAGGGTGAACAGCGCCCTCATGGCGCGAAAGTTCCGAGATGTTGTGGGGGGGGTATTCAAGACCCCCACTATCACCGACACCAATGGGCGGGGGTCTGAGTTTGAGTGCATCCCCGCGGAAGGCATCAAGTCTCTCCACAGGAAGATCGCTAACAAGATCCCCGGCACGGAGCGGATTTCCCTGTCTCGGATCAAGGCCCTGTGGGGGGTTCTGGAGTCCTACGGAGACCGGGCCACCCTCACCAATCTCCGGGATTTGGTGGACAATGGTTACATGTTCGACCCGGTCGAAGCTGTGTGTGATGCGGGGGATGCGGAAGTGTTCGACCTCTCGGTCCCTGGCGACGAGTCCTTCGTGGCGAATGGACTGATCGCCCACAACTGCAAGTACAAGAATCCGGGGAGCGACCACTGCCAGCAGTCTCCCTCGGAGTACTTCAAGGCTGCTGCCCTGAAGATCGCAGGGATGTCCAAGAGGGCAGGCTACACCCACTACTGGGAGATCAAGGCCGCGCCCACCCCGGCGGAATGGACGGCTCTCATGGCCGCCACCAAGAAGATTCTCGCCGCTGCGAAGAGGGTGAAGATCGTCGTCCGTGGCGGGCTGGGGACTGGTGTTCCAGAGGTCAAGGCCGATGGGATCTGGCTCAACGGAGACAGCAAGACTGGGGACGACCACGAGACGTTCAGCCTGGAGCCCGTGGTGTCGAAGTTCGAGTTCTGCAAGACAGCAGAGAAGCCCTACGACGCCGTGGTGGTGTCCATCCTCGCGGCTGCCAAGGAGATCCTTGGCGACAAGATCGAGGTGCGGTCGGACGGTGGCCCCTCTGCGATCCGCCGCGTGCTGGGTGGTGACATCACCGCCAAGTTCGAGAAGGGTGTGTCCATGACCGTGGACGAGGTGGCCGAGGTGGTCGGCCCTGAGTTCAAGGAGATGAACGAGAGCCCGCCGCCCTCGGTGCTCAAGGTGAGGGACGAGATGCAGGGGAAGACCGCCGCGGTTTCAGAGGGGGTTCAACGCGCTCTGATCCGCCTGTACGAAGCCGACGCCGCGACCTTTGGTGATCCCCCCACGAATCACAAGTCATACGGTGCCAAGTCCAGCGGGTTCACCCCACGGGTGACCGTCCCCATGTACCGCGAGGGTTTGGTGGAGTCTGACTTCTTCAGCAACGGTGCCCCCATCAACGTCAAGCTGACAGAGAAGGGGGCTACCCTCGCCCGAACCCTTCTGAACAAGATGCTGAACAAGACCTCCGCAGCGAAGAGGGCTACCCACCTGGAGAACCCCAAGAAGCCGGGGTTCAACCTGTGCGGCGAGAAGTCCTACCCGGAGACCATGGCCGATGGACCTCGCGATGCGACGTGCCACTTCTGCAAGCAGGCGTGGCAGAAGGCTCACGGCGGGCACATGGCCAGCACGCACATGTCCGTCGACATGTTCGCGGACCTTCTCAAGGACAGCAAGTTCGAGAAGGGGAAGTCCGTGCCTTTGACAGAGCTCCCTGAGGAACTCCAGGACAACGTCACCGACCCACCCCCGTCGGTGAAGAAGCTCACCGAGGAGCTCAAGGGCAAGCAAGCCGGTGGAGCCCTCGCGATGGACATGTTCGCGGAGGCCCTCAAGGAAGGGAAGTTCGAGGAGGGAGAGCCCGCGGACCCCACGGAGAACATGTCCCCCGAGGATGCCGCCGAGTGGGAGCGCCAGAACGAAGAGCACAAGGACAACTTCAAGGGTGCGGGCACCGCGGCACGGACCGCAGCGACGGGCCTCTACGGGTTCAACAAGTCCACGGAGTCGGCGTGTGGAGCGGGTGTCAACAAGCTCCAGAAGGCGGCGAAGAGGATCGCCAGCGCCCTCTACGCGAAGGACGAGGGCTCCCCTTCGTTCCTCGACAAGCACGCCGTGAAGGGTGGGAGCAAGACCGCCTCGATGCTGTTGAAGGCTATGGAGTCCATCGGCCCCATGGCTCAGATCAACAAGACTGCCGGGCGATCTGGCACGGGACTCTACGGGTTCTCGGAGAAGACTGCGAAGCTGGGTCTCGCGGCCTGCAACGACCTCCATCACGAGGCGGGTGTCATCGCGGGAGACCTGTTTGCCCGCAAGGGTGCAGACCCTGTGAAGGTGGCAGGCTATCTCGCGTCGCACGCGAAGAAGGCCAAGTGCCCTTACGCGGCGCTCATCGGTGAGTGTGCCCCGGACGCCCCCTCCGCCTCCAAGGAGGCTGCGAAGAAGCCCGCGAAGCCCGACACCGATTTCGTGGTCGAGGAGGACGACGGGATCTGGTCTGTGGTTGGGAAGCCGTCGAAGTTCGTGTACTCGACCCACGGCTCAGAGACGAAGGCCGAAAAGGCCAAGGGCGAGTGGCTCGATGCCATCCCCGCACGGAAGCCAAAGCCCGCACGGAAGCCAAAGAAGGCCACGGACTTCCTCGCGTCTGACGAAGACGATGATGCTGACGAGGAAGTCCGCGACATCGTCTCCAAGTGCTGAGAGGTGGACGGTGACAACCCTCACCGCTGCCCGGGTCGAAACCCCTGAATCTCGGGCGTATGCCCGAGATGAGGCAGCACGTCTGAAGCACGCCCAACGCGCGCTGAAGGCGTTCAAGGCCCTCATCCCCACACTGGCCCCAATGAGGGTGCTCCTGAAGAAGGAGCACCCTGGGAAGGGCGAGGAGGCTGTTGCAAAACGGGCTCGGGCGTTCGTGAAGGCCTCAAAGGACCACCCCGAGATCCAGGCGTTCCTCGACCAGTGGATCGGGACAGAGGACGTGGACCCGTCTGCCTACTCATGGCGAAACACGGTCACCTACGCCATGCGGGATGTTCTCCTCCGGGGTCTTCCCATGGCGGATGCCCTGAAGGTGGTGGGGAAGTACGCCCTCACCAGCTATCAGGCCATCACCCTCCATGGGGTGCAGGAACCACTCAGGGCAGCACTTCCTGAAGAGGTGTTTCAGTTCCTGCCAAAGACAGTGGTGGTGAAGACCGACCCGTCTGGAAAAATCACACAGGTCACGGACCGATTCAGGAACGAGTTCTTCACCCTTGCCAAGAAAGCCCAGCACCTCCGGCTTATCCTCTCCCAGTACAACAAGATCGCCCGCACCGTGAAGAAGGATCTGAAAGACCCGGACGAGGTTGTTCGCCTCGCAGCCCTGGTCACATCCATCATCATGGAGACGGGCATCCGCCCGGGGAAGATCGGCAACGGGATGTTGAAGACTGTGGACGGGGAGGAGGAGTTCGTCGAGACCTTTGGGGCTGCAACCCTCGGTCCCAAGCATGTCAACTTCATCCGTGAGAACTTCGCTCAGTTGGAGTTCCAGGGCAAGAAGGGGTCGATCAACACCGCCACCCTCACCGATGCGTCCATCCTGAAAATCCTCGACCAGTATGTGAAGAAGGCCCTGAAAACGGGATCTCCCTACATCTTCGTGACCCGTGACGGGCACACGTTCGATTACGCGGACCTCGACCGGTACTTTGCGGCGAAGTTTGACAAGATCACCCCGACGGATTTCCGCAAACTTCGGGCGACTGAGGAAGTCTTGAACTCCATCATCGAGGAGCAGGACGAGATGTACGCCCGCATCCGAAAGCTGAAGAAGCTCAAGAAGGATGCCCTGAAGGAGGCCATCGTGGCCGAGGTGGTGGACACCCTCAACCGGGCCATCGAGCGGGCTGGCGGCGCCCTGTCGCACGACAGTTCGCAGACCACGATTGACAGCTACATCTACCCTGGGGTGCTGTTCCGGTTCCTGAGCACAGGGCGGCTGGAGAAGAATCTCGGGGAGCTTCTGGAGACGGGGAAGACCGAACTCAAGTTTGACCCAGAGGTGTTTCTCCGGGCCGCACTTGACGCCGCTTAGGTCAGTTCAACACTGACTCCCGGTCCCAGTCTGGTCGGGGGGAGAGACCGTCACGGACTCGCACGCCGCGGTCGTAACCCAACTCGTAGTCGGGGTTCTCTCCCTCCTCAGGGGTCGCGGCGTCGCGGGGCATCCCCTCCCGGCCCATGATGTATCCAGTGGCGAAGGACACCTTGTCCCCGCGGGGTTCAGGGACATGGTCCCATTGGAGTCGATTGGCCTCCATCGTCAGGATGGTCGACGTGGGGTCACCGCCCATGAAGGCGGGGTCGTTCAGGACAGCGAGTTGAAACAGGATTGTGAATGTGTCCATGGTGTCGTTACGCCCGCGGGGCATTGCGGTGTATCTTGCGCGGCAGACGGGATTGACCTTCAAGGCCCTGTCCCGAACAAGATATACACGAGCAGCACCAGGAGCCCCAGGGTGAGGGGCACCAGTTTGATGTCGGTCTGTTCCGAGGGGGAGAGATCTTCCCAGCTTGGGAGGGGGTCGCCTTCTTCAGGCAGCATAGGTACGTTATGCCCAGCCGTAGGGTACAACCATGCCTGGACCAATCACGAATCACGAAATGCGTAGGTCAATGGGGGCCGCGTCGGCCACCAACGCCTCGACCAACTGGGCGGCGCTGGCCATCGGTCTGGCCCGTGTAAAGGAGGTCCAGTACGAGGAGCTCAAGTGCACGCTGGTGGTTCTCACGGGAGAGTCACAAGTGTCCGAGTACACGGGGGTGGACATCACCGTCCCGTGCGGCGGGAAGCGGCACTTCTTCGGGGCACTCCCCGAGCGAGGTGATCTCTGCTACGTGGGTTGGGGAGTGCGTGAGAGCGCAGGGACGGCAAGCTCCAAGACCCCAATCATCGTGGGTTGGGTTCCCCAGGCCGCCTGGATGGGACACGAGTGGATCGCTCACCAAGCGATGGAGCGGGGTGAGAACATGGACACCCCGAGCGACCGCACGGTCACGTCGGGGACGTTCGAGCGCGTGCGCTTCAAGATGCGCCACCTTGGTCCAGGGAATGTGTTCGCGAGCTCCTCGCAGGGCAGCGACATGGTCCTGGACGAGAGCGTGCTGCTCACCAACCGCCGGGGCAATGAGGTCCGTCTCCGCGATGCCGACCAAGCCTTGGTCACACGGTCCCTCCAGAACTATCAAGCGATGGCGGGTGCCCGTGTGTACTCCGGGATGGTTCATCGGGAGGCAAGGCTCCTCCCCTCCACCATGTTCAGCGATGGGACGCACTGGGAAAACAGCCCACAGACCATCAACGACAACACCCCACGAGGCACCGAACTTCTCGGGGATTCTCCCATTCCAGACAGGTTCATGACGCCGGGTCAGATTTTCGCCCGCACCGTTGGGGCCTCGCAGTCCTTGTTCGTGGCAGAACGCGGAGACCTCCCCGCCCGCCTCGACCCGTTTGTGTTCCTCCAGTGGGGAGGGCTCGTGAATGCGCGCGGGTATCAGGTTGACGCAGACCTCCCCGGTGGGGTGTCCAACACCATCTACGGCGGCAAAGCCATGTACCGGGTCGGGCTCGCCACCAACGGTCGCACGGATAACGCTGTCGCTCGGTCAAAGGATTTCAACACCCCGCCTGTGGAGTCTCTCACCGAATACCGGGTCGAGGTGTCCCACACGTCCAACGGGGTGCTTCCCGTCACCGAACAAACCGACGGGTTTGATAGTGAGAGGCTTCCCACCACGGCACCCTCACAGGGTAATCCACTGGGGTCAGGTCGCCAGCCTTTCATCGAGTGGGTGATGGGGTCGGTGGTCGGAAACGACCCGTACAGCTTCCTGGGTCGCCCTCTGTACGGCATCCCCCTTATGCCACGGATCAAGGACGCCTCGGGGAACGTCTCCCCCGCCATGGCTGGTGCCTTGAGTTCACCTCTCAAGGACCACGCGGCGACGATGGTTCGAGTGGTGTCCGTGGTGCCGGGGCCCAACGGGGTCACGTCATCCAGCTTCACGTCCTTCACCAAGGACGGAAGGTTCAAGGCGTACATTGCGGGCGGTCCTGTGTCCGCCGAAGTTGCCACCGAGGGGGACTTGTCCCTCACAGTCGGGGGGGTGCTGGACCTGACTCTCGCTGGGGGCATTCGCATCAACGGGACGGCAGGGCCTGGGAACGTCGGCCTGAACCTCGGGAGTGCCACGGGGGCCGTGGTGATCTCGGGCGGAGGCGGGCTCAACTCCAATACGGGGGCACAGTCTGCTACTCCAAGCCTTGGGAACGTCACCCCCAGTGTCGTGGTGGATGGGACGCAGGGTGTCCTCATGCGGTCCGACGCGGCGGTGAACATCAACGCCACCGAGTCAGTGAACATCGCAAACACCGGAGCGGTCAACCTCAACGCACAGAACCAAGTATCCATCCGGTCTGGGCAGAACGTGTCTCTGTCCACACAGACCCACTCTGTGGTTATCACGGGGAGTGAGACGGTCAACTACGGAGGGCCTGAGAACGCCGACCCCACCAACGGCCCTAGCCGTCAGGTGACCTTCTCATCCACACCCGCCACGGGGAACCTGGGTGGTGTAGTGGACCGTTACCGGATGATCTACGGAAGCCGAAGGGAAGAGTTTGGACCGTTTCCGGGGTCCAACAACCACACCACCAGCATCATCGGTCAAGGGGACTTGACCTACGAGACCAACATTGGAAAGTTCAAGGCTCGGGCCGGTGGGAACTCGCTGGAGATCGACTCTGTCTCGGGTGCAGACCTCACCCTCGCCGCCGGTAGCTCTTCTACCACGGTCGCCGCGGGGGGCATCACACAGACCGCACAGACCGACGTGACCATCCGGGCGGTCACAGGTACGGCAGTGGTGTCGGGGGCACAGGGCGTGCGGCTTGTGTCTCCGGGTACTGCATCAGGCGGGGTGATGTGCGGTTCAGACCTGGACCCGCTCACAGGGATTCCGTTCTCTACCTTCATGGTCCCCCGGGGCCAGACCCTCGCCGCGGTCTGACTTGGCTATAGGGCTGGCACCTCTTGAGAGGTGCCCCATGTCCATTGTTCTCAACAGTCAGAAGATCGAGACTCCGGGTCTTGAAACGGTTTCTTGGCTTGATGACCCGAAGGTGCCGAAGGCCACGGACACCAATGCTCGAACAATGTGGATCCGGGCCATCGTGTTGCACACGGTGCATGGGAAGGTGGGGAACATCCGCCCTGGAAACGCTCCCCCGTCTACTCGTGCCGAGTCATACGCCAAGTACCAAGCGAACACGTCCCGGGACGTGTCATGGGACTACACCATTGACACGGACGGCACCATCATCGTCTCCAACGACCCGGTGAAGTTCTACACTTGGCACGCCTCAGCGGTGAACCCGTGGACCATCGGCATCGAGTTGGTGCAGGAGTCCAACGGCGACCTCTGGGAGGGTCAGATCGCCAAGACAGTCACGTTCTTGGACTTCATCACCCGAGAACTTGCAGACCGTGAGCAGCCTATCCAGCGACAGGTGCCGATGGGTCCGCTCGGGAAGCCTGTGCGAGGTGTGATCCCTCGCATCGCAAATGCGAGCTCCGCCAAGTCCGTGGTGGGAATCATCGGGCATCGGAACCAGACCCGCAACCGTGGTCCGGGAGACCCTGGGGACCACATCTTCGAGGCGCTCCTCAAGGCCGGGTACAAGGGGATGAACCTCGACGCCCAAGACGACATCACGTTCTGGAAGGGCGTCCAGCACATGCTGGGCACCACCGAGGATGGGGTCCCAGGTCCGGGGACTGCGCGGGCGCTGAAGGCCCGTGGGCACAAGCACGGGTTGTGGGTAAGCCGTCCAGGCGACTGAACTACGGAGTGTAGGAGCCCACCGCGACAGTGGGGCTCCCGAAGAGCCACTCCCGGATGCGGGCAAAGATCCCACGGCGGGTGGCCAGCGCACGGTAGAACACCTCACGGCAGTCCATGGCATCCTTCAGGGCGCCATGGGCACCAACTGTGGAGATGCCCAGGAACTTCCGAAGGGGGTCAAGCCCGAGGAGAAGCTCTCCGTCCAGACCCCAAGCCGTGTACGCCATCGTGGTCGTGTCGATGAGACGCCGCTGGATCTTCGGGTCCCTCCCCAGACGCTTGAGGGACTTCTGGATGAAATCCCGGTCGAAGGTCGGGTTGTGGCCCACCCAGGTCGCGTTCTTGAGCTTCGCGATGAGCTCGTCGGCCACGTCCTCCAACGGCACCGCGTCGGACCACTTCTCGGGGGTGTAGCCGTTCACCCGGAGCGCATCGTCGGATGCCGTCTCGATGTGCTTCGGGCGGATCTTCCGCACCCAGGTATCCGTGATCACCCCGCGCTGAGTGTACGGCGGGGTGATCAACTCCCGGACGATGGCCACCTCCAGAAGTTCTCCCTTGTTGAGTCCCTCTTCGAGGTCCGTGGTCTCGGTGTCCACGAAAATGCGGTAGGTCGGGCGGCTCATACTTGGTCTATCCCTTCAGTTTCTACAAGGAGTCCACTATGTCTGTCAGTCCCCAGCGAGTCGCTGCACGATACCTAGCTGCCGCCCCCACCCGGCTCTCGCCAAAAGTGAGAAGCGCCGTCAACGCGGCGCTCATCCGGGCCGGGATGGATGGCAACGGACGTTTCAAGTCTCCAGGGGAGGCACTTGGCAAGGCCAGCGAGGTTCTTGCGGCGAACGGGATGGAGTGGGGGGATGTCATCAACAGCTTCCCGCTTCGGCAGCCCACGGGGCGGATGAACATCCATCTGGCACTGTCCAACCCGGTCGACCCCTTCAGCCCGACCGACATCACCAGTTCAATGCTTGCCGTCCAGTGGTACCAACTGGACGGCGGGGCATACGAAGTGGTCGCCTACCTGTCCTGATCTAGGCCCGGAGCCCGCGGATCACCTTGGTGATCTGGTCGCCCGACACCCCGTACGTAGCTTGGACCTCCTGGAGGGTGGCCCCCTCCAGGAGGGAGTCAACCACCGGGACGAGGTGCGCCTGCCCCTTGCGGATGAGGGTGGCGCGAACGTGGGCCACACGAGACTGGAGGGCGACCGTGTCTTCCGGCGAGGGGGCCATGGGGTCGCACAGGTCGTGCGTGGCATGGGCGTCGTCGTCCGACGACGTGGTGATCTCGCACACGGCCTGCCCCGACTGCACCGGCTTGAAATCCTTCCCCATCACGACCTCGCGGACGGTCTTGGCGTTGCGGGTCGCACGGAGAGAGGCATCCACCCCCCAGCGGCGAAGCTCCGTGCATGCCGACTGGTAGGCCCACACACGAAGGACCGCGAGCTTGGGCGCAGCCCCCGTGGCCAGGAGCGGGGCGAGGCGATCATCCTTGATGAGGCGGGTCAGGAACTCCTGGATGTGGTCCTCCACGACATTGAGCTCGTGGGACCGCTGCATCTTGGAAGTCAGGTGGCTGACGAGGGTGCTGTACACCTCCTTGGAGTTCCTCGCCAACCACTGGGAGGTCAGGTTCAACCCGCGGGGGGCAGCGGGTGCCTCCACCCCCACCACAACCTCGACACGGGGGAGGGCGCGGATGCTGCTCTCGTCGAGCACCGACCGAATGGCCAGAGCGATTGGGGTCTTGGACCCACCGTAGCTGGCCAGGGCGTCGGCGTAAAGGACTTCGCGGGACGCGGTGGCGACGGGGGTGTTGCCAGACAGGAGGCAATCGAAAGAGACGGGGTTCTTGGACATGGAAAGTCTCCGAGGGTTGTCCCTGGGGTCTCAGACCCTTGGGTTACGAGGTGGAGCCTATACTAGGCTGTGAGGGATACACAACGAAAATCGACGGAGGGGGGCCGATTTCCCAGCGGCCCCTGGCCCACACTTCCTTGTGGCAGTGTGGGCCTCTACCCCTCCAACCCCTAACAACTCTCGTCGGGGGAGGTTTAGTAGATTCGACAGGAAATGTTCATGCCGGGACATGGTCGGTGGGGCCTCTTCCCTAACAACTCTCGTCGGGGGGTCTTTAGCGAAATCGACGTGTACTCCCGATTCGGTAGGGGTCTTATACGGTTGCTTGGGTTAGGCATGACCCCCCATGAATGTACGGGGGCTTGGGGAACCTCAGCCCCAGACACCAAGGACCACTCAATGAATCTCCGCCAAGCCCAAGAGCAATCCCAGCGAAACGTCAAGGCGTTCCGGCTTTTCCTTGCATCGCTGCCATCCGGCACGGTCCTTGGAACACTCGAAGTGATGGCCAAGGCCCAGTTCCTGGAGGGCATGACGGGCCACCCGTTCAACTCTGTGGTGGGCCGCGCCGCCAAGGGTGGGATCCGTGCTCTCCAGGTTGCCATCGCCAAGATGATGCTGGAAGTGGACCCTATGTCGGACCCCTCCCGGAGTCTGTGGACGCAGCCCGGGTCCAGCATGTACAAGGCGGCTTGGTTTGCTGCCAACTCCGTGACCAAGCCGTACGGCCTGGATGCCAGTGACGTTCTGGCCGAGGACATGGTCCGTGCGCTCGCGTTCGGCTCTTCTTCGGCAGCAGAGGACAGCGTGAACCCCCGCGGGAGCCTGTTCTACCTCGCAGGCAAGGCGTTCCGGGACAAGGCCGAGGACATCGTGTCGGGGGTGTTTGAGATCAACGACCTTCTCCCCCGCGTCAACCTCTACGCGAAGAACCTCGCGATCAACTTCGTCAAGCACAAGAAGGTGCAGGACAAGGCCGACGCCAAGGCCGTGGCTGAGGGGATGCTTCCGGGTGTCGTCCAGACCGAGGACGGCATCCAGTACGAGCAGGGCGACTTCGACGCCGATACGATGGGCGCAGGTTCTTGGGGGGCTATCGTCGCTGCGGTGTTGGCGAACCCCCGCGAGCCCATCTCGCAGGAGGTCTTCGACTGGCTCCGCGACTGGGTGGACAACACCTCCCGCCTCACGGACCTGGAGAAGCGCATCGTCGGGACGTACCTCTTGGAACTCTCGACCGACGGGACCAGCACGTCGTTCGCTCAACTCGCAGCCGACTTTGGTGTGAGCGCGGGCTTTGTCTCGCAACTCATGAGCCCGGGAACTCTCAAGAAGGTTCCCGCCGTGGATGAGCACGGCAAGCCCCTCTCGGATGGTTGGGGCAAGCCCAGGATGTTCACCGTCACCGTGAACATGGGGCGGTTCCCCACGCTGATCTCACAGGCACTCAAGAACGAGCGTCCTGCGTTCCTCAACGACCTGGACAACATGCGTGAGCTCGCCGCCCTCGCAAGCGGTGGCGCTGGCGCCTGGAAGTTCGCGAGCGTTCGTACCGCAGCCGAGAAGGCCCTGCGGTCGAAGCTCATCCGGCTGGCCAGCGAGCGCCCCGAGCTCCGTCCGGTGCTCCTCCCGCTCATCAAGAAGGCCGACGAGGAGGCCATCCTCGCGGGTCGCCCCTGGGGCGGCACGGGCTACAAGTCCAAGGCCAAGGACTACGACGACCCCTCCCCCGGTCCGGGTTCGCCCCCGTGTACGCCCGAGGGCGAGGGCGGCTGCTACGAACACACCGACATGTACAACGGCTACGGTTCGGCCAACTCCGGGACCAACGGGTCTGCGGCCCGCCGCGAGTACAACAAGAAGTACCGCGAGAGCATGTGATCCCAAGAGCCCGTGCTGGCGTAATGCGGGCATGGGTCACTTCAGTCAAACCTGCCTCATCTCCCACCTTCCCATCACTGGAGGCACCCCGATCCGAGTGTGCCTCCTCTCCTCCTCCCCCTACGCACACTCCGACCGCCACGGTGAAGCGTGGTCGTTCCGGTCCATCCCGTTCCGGGCCGAGTACAACGACTACGGCTCCATCGAGAACGTCCACCCCGAGGACCAGATCCTGGTGGACCTCGCCCTCGCCCAGTTCAACCGGGACGCCGTCGAGATCCCCCAGGGCGACAACCCCTACCACGACCCCCCCGTGACCCGCGGGATGCCCGAGGAGGGCTGGTGGGACGCGCTGTGGGAGGGCCGCCTCCGGGTGCGGGAGTCCTACGAGAAGGACGCCTTCAAGGTGAAGGTGCCCAAGGGCATCCCGACGTGGCGTCGGGTGGCAAAGGTCACCAACCGTGCCGTCTCCAAGGGTGAGCTCATCCCCGGCTCCGTCGTCAACCGTATCGCCTACGGGCTGGTCCGGGTCACCTACCACGGGGACTACACTCGGAAGGGTGAGTGGTACAAGGCCATTCGTCCCATCCTCGAACGGAAGTACCGGGTGACCGAGCGGTACGAGCACGGTCTGGAGTACCACCAGGAGGCACTTCAGAAGTGCCCGGACAAGGACTCTGCCGTCTATGGTGACGTGTGGTTCGAGGTCAGCCCCAAGGATGGTCCCTACCCGCCCGTGAGCCCCGCCCGTGAGATGCGGGATCAACTCCTGGTGAGGGCCATCGAAAATGGCAGCGCCACCATCCGTAGCGGGCGGCGCACATGCAGCATCGCGTGGGCGTTCATCCGGGAGGATGCGTGGCAGGCCCTTCTCCCTCTTGGCGGCCCGAACTACACGGGCTGGGGGAACACCCCCACGGTGGAGGGCGAGAAGGCCGAGCTCGTGGACAACATGGCTCTTGCTTCCAAGAGCGCCGCGACGTGGGAGAAGTATCGGGCACTCATGAAGGCCGCAGAGAACCTCACGGGCGCCGCCCGTGATGACGCTTTCGCAGAGGCCCTTGCAGACCTCGACTACACGGCCCACCTCGGGTTGAAGCGATGCCTCGAAGAAAAGTGCCCGGTCCTGAAGTCCACGCCCCCCTACATGGAGGGCATGGCCAGTCAGGTGTCGGACATGCTCGACCAACTGGGCGCTGGAACCGTCACCCGCGAACAGGGTGACCGGGTGGTTCAGGCTGTCGCAGAGTACGCCGTCGTCCGGTCGATCATGGCCGTTGTGTGCATCGCGCCGCGCCCGACCCACGGAGGCCCTCAGGACGGGGCCTGGGAGGCCCATGTGGCGTTCCACAACGCTCTGACGCCCGTGGTAGCGAACGCCGACCCCTACGCATCAGAGAGGGGCGAGGAGAGCGACGACGAGGGTGATCCTGAGACCCCCGAGCCCGCGGACACTCCCGAGAGCGATGTCACCGACGAGGAGACCACCTACGCCGACGTGGTCACCGAGACCGACGACGTAGACCCGTAGGGTGGCTCTGTGAGCCCCTACGTCCTGCCCTGCACCGCCGACACCCTCCTCGACCAGATCCAGGTCAACTTCTTACTGAATGAATAGGTATGGTCCATCATGGACCTCCGACCCTACGGTGAGATTTACACACTGACCTGTTTGGTCACCGGCAAGCTCTATGTGGGACAGACCACGGTGGGGGTTATGAAGCGTTGGTCGGACCACATTTTGGGGGCCGCAAAACACGCCTGTTTGGGGCAAGCCATTGTGAAATACGGGCGGGATGCTTTTCAGGTGGCAGTAGTGGATACGGCCACCGACCAATCTGACCTCGACGCGAAAGAGGTCATGTGGATCGCCCACCTCAACACTATGGCCCCGAATGGGTACAACCTCACGGAAGGTGGCACGAACGGGGGCGGTGGGAGACGATCCCAAGAGACCCGTGAACGGATGCGTCAAGCCAGACTAGGTAAAAAGCTCACCCCGGAAGCCAAGTTGAAAGTTGGGTTGGCCAGTAAAGGGCGAAAGTTCTCCCCTGAGGTACGGAAGAGATTGAGCGAGATGAGGACCGGGGTGCCTCGGAAACAATCTACCAAGCAGAAAATCAGAGAGGCCAAACTCGGCACACATCATAGTTCCGAAGCCAAAGAGAAAATGCGCGTTGCACACCTCGGCACCCACCCGTCTCCAGATGCCATTGAGAAAACCAGACAGGCGAACCTTGGGTCAACACGGTCTGAGGAGACCAAAGCGAAAATGCGTGCGGCCCAAATTGGGAAGCCCCGCACACTCGAAGCAAAAGCCAACATGTCCAAAGCGCAGAAAACCCGGCAGGCCAATGTCAGAGATGCAAAGCAGAAAGACCGGCAGTAGCATGGGCATGACGTACATCCACGCAGCCAAGGCAGAGGACTTCATCCCCACCTTGGATGACGGTTCTATAGAACTCATCCTCACCGACCCCCCCTACTTTGAGATCACTGCCGACGCATGGGACCGACAATGGCGGAACTCTGGGGAGTTCGCGGTCTGGTTGTCGGACATCCTTCTGTCCACGCTCCCCAAGCTCACCCCTACGGGGTCACTGGTGTTCTTCAGCGCACTTGGACGGCACGGTTCTCACCCGCTGTTTCAGGTAGTTGAACGCCTTGAGGCGGGAGGGTTCTACTGGCGGAACCTTGTTACGTGGAAGAAACGGAGGGCGTACGGCAAATCCCACGACTACCTGTACGCGAGGGAGGAGATCGTTTGGATGTCCCGCTCCCCCGAGCGCACCGAGGTGACGTTCAACAAGCCGTACCTGGACGAGCTTCGCGGCTACGCTGGGTTTGACAAGGATTACCCGGCGCACTCGGAGTACAAGCGGGTGGGGAACGTCTGGACAGACATCGACCCGGTGATCGAGGACTGCCCCGAGCTCATGCGTCCCAAGCGGTCGTGCCAGAAGCCCGAGAAGTTGATGGACAGGCTGGTCAACACGCACAGCAACCCGGGCGACATGGTGGTGGACCTGTTCTGTGGCTGGGGGAGTACGGGGGTGTCCGCGGTCTCCTTGGGGCGTAAATTCCTCGGGTGTGAGGCCATTGTGGCCGACGCGCACAGCGCCAACGAAAGGGTGACCCTGGCAGTGCCGACGGTCCACCCAATGCTGAGAGACATGTGATGGACGCCATTCAAGCTCAAGCCTTGCTGGACAGGATGGGGCCCGTGCCCGAGTGCAGCGCCTGCGGGATGCGCAACCCCCCCACGGAGGTCGTCCAGTACCAGTTTTGTACCGAGCCCGGCAGGGACTTGGTGATCCACCAGGACTGCCCCCGGAGGGGCTGCGGTTACATGCCCGAGGTGGGGGCAGGGTTCACCACGCTCATCTCCGAGGAGGAGGTCCGAGACGCCCTGACGACCATCATCCGTCTGTATGCGGGCCAGACCCCCACGCCATGAGAATCGCGCACGTCTCGGACATGCACGGTGCCTACAAAATCCTCGACCGAGTGACTGACCCCCCTGACCTCTGGTGCTTCACTGGGGACATCTTCCCGTACATGGGACTCAGGCACCAAGCTCAATGGGGGATGCCGTCGTTTGTGATCCCCCACCAGACGCGCTGGTGGTCCTACAAGGGGGAGTCCATCGTCCGACGGCTCCTGGGGAAGCCCGTGCTCCTTGTGCCGGGCAACCACGACTACGTAGGCCTCGCGGCGCTCCTACGCGGACGTGGGGTGGATGCACAGGAAGTGACCCCCGAGGGGGTGGACTTCCGTGGGGTGAGGTTCGCAGGGTTCGGGCACATCCCGTTCATTGAGGGCCGCTGGAATCGGGAGGCGTCTGCATCCGAGCTCTGGGATCTGTCCCTCCGCACCCTGAAGGTGGGTGACCCCGAGGTGCTGCTCACCCATGCCCCGCCGGGGCACATCCTCGCGGCCACATACCCGGGGAACCAGTCGCTCCTGGATGCCCTGTATCACATCCCACACCGGGTGAGGACACACCTGTTCGGACACATCCACGAGACAGGTGGACGGTCGTTCGAGGATATGGGTATTCGGTTCTTCAACTCTGCAACTACCTTGCAGGTCGTCAACGTGTAGGTCACGGGATTCCCTATTGACTCTTGCCAGTATGGACCCGACCACAGATCCCAAGGACCTCCATTGGGTGCCCATCTCCCGCATCCCCATCCCCATCCCCATCCCCACAGGGGTCCGTGGCATCCAAGACCTGTGCATGTGGTTGAACTACACCGACGGGGTACTGACGGCGCACACCCTCACGAGGGGGTCGTCTACCGAGGTCAACTGGTTCATGCGGGCTGCCTGGGGGGTGTCCCCCGTGGTGTATGCGTCCCTGAAGTGGTGGCTGTTCTGGGTGGGCCTGAACCTCCTGGAGAGGTCGTTCCTCGTGGGGTCTCCCGCGGGAGACATCCACACCCGGAGGACACTCCTTCGAGGTGTCCTCGTGACGTTCTCCCTGATCCTCGTGTGGCACGTCACGATTTTGAGACTTTCTCGTTGACATCCCCAAGGGTCTGGGTCTACATCCGACCTTGATCGTCACCCCACCCCCCGTGAGTCCCCCAGGACCAACGAGGTGGGGGAGTGGAGACCCCTCCCGGTCTGGACCTCCCTGATACCGGCCCCCTGGAAAGGGCTCGTGATGGGAACAATAGCCCGGGGAAAGACAGACACCTCACCAACAGGGGTGCCTGACGGACTCCAGGTCGAAAGGCCGCAGAAGAGGTCGCTAAAACCGGCTTCCTAGTGGACGCTGCCGAGGATCACCGTACGGACCCAGGCTTCCTGTAGACACCAACGAGGTAGACCCCCAAGCCCCTGAGAAGGCCAGTGGGTCCGACTCCCCCCCCTCCTGGTGAGTATCGGGATCCACCTGCCCTACGGGCCCCCCCAAAGGTTCCACAGCTAGGTGCCTACGAAAGAGGCCCCGGAGAGAGGTACGTAAGACTCGCTCTCCACTGCCTTCCAAGCCCCCCAGTTCCCGTTGGATGTTAGAGGGAACAAGTCTGCACCGTAAGGGTAGACCGTAGAAGGGATTCAAGGGGTGAAGGTAGTTAGATCCAATCACTACACACCAAGAACCACCACCCAAACTACACCATGCTCTTCCCCTCCCCTTGGTTCTCCCTGTACTCCTTCTGGTTCTCCTTCTCTTGGTCTTCCCTCTGTTCTCTCTTCCTCTGTTCTTGGTCATCACCATCCCTGTACCTGTACTCCTAGTAGTAGTGGTAGTAGCAACGACACCCAGGTAGACACCCTCGTCGGAGACGAACCAGCATCGGGACTGTGGAATCCACCACCTAGCAAGGGGGTGGGGAGGATGACTTTTGCCGTTGGGTAGCTCCTCTATCCTTGTGGGTGAGGGTGAGCACCTCAAACCTGGACCAGACTCAGATCCCCTTCCAGGAGTTGGTGAGGGACTGCTGGTCCTTGTTGCGGGGAGATTTGTGGGCGGTGTTCCCATCCACTACTCCTGCACACCCCTCACGGTTTGTGATCCTTCAGCCCTCTCAGGCCATGTGGCACGGAGACCTTTGGGAGGCTGTGGTCGTCCCGACCCTCACGGAACTGTTGGCGAACCCTCCCCCCTACGTGAACGGCTGGAGGAACCCGATGTCCAGGAACCTTGTGGAGGCGCACCTCCGAAGGAACCTCACAGCATCTCGGTGGCTCCCCCTGGTGAATTTCTCAGGGTGAGGTTCGTAATGGGGCGTAAGTCGCGGGATGGGCCCTCCCAACCAACTGAGACTGATTACTTGTGGGGGAAGTCACCGTTCGGATAAATGTGGGGTCAACACCTACAAGGGCAGAATCGCTGGTGGAGCCGACCCGGCTAACCGTTACTCCTCCCGAGGGTTCCGCACCTTCCTGAGAAACCGCCAGTCCCGCAATTTGTAGGGTTCCCCGTGTATATCCCTACCTCGTGTGTCCTGTATCACGGACCTGATGCTGAGACTGTGGGTCACACTGCGGCTCTTGCCCACGGAAGGCTTCTTCCCTTCACGGGGTCTGACCTCAAGAAGGAGGGTGCCCGTGAGCTCACCTCTCTGATTTCCCGAGGACTTCCAGGTGGAGCCCGGACGGGCTCAGTCCTTGTTGGACCTGTAGACGAGGTGTCGTCGGCCACCAGCGATGTCCTCCTGAAGACCATCGAGGATTTCAACCCCGGAGGGGTTCGACCGTTCCTCTGGGCGTGGGATCTTGGTGGTGTTGCCAACACCCTCAAGTCACGGTGTGTCCTCCAGTTCTGTCCGGGCGTTGACCCCCGGCTTGAGGGCTACGAGGAGTCCTCCCAGTTGGTGCTGAAGTCCTACATAGAGGGGGATTGGGTCACCCTGGTTGAGGAGCTCAAGGGGGAGAACCAGAACATGGACATCCTCCTCCGGTCCCTCGTGGACCGGGTGGCCGTAGGGGTGTCTGTTCCGACCCCTGACCCGAAGTACACCCACCTCTGGGATACGCTGCGGGATCTGTTTGGTCCTGCACCCATCACCCCGGCGAGGGTGGTGAGCAGTTTCCTTCAAGCAGATCACCGAGCATCCCTGTGCCTGTGACGAATCCTCCGGCACTCTTGGTGGCAGGCACGGACGGACACCGACGGAGGGTGTTCGTCCGTGACTTCATTTCCAGGTTCTCTCGGGATGGGTACCTCATCCACCCGCTTGATGGGTCCGACCGCGATGCCCTACAGGGCATCATCTCGTCCGTAGGGGTGCTGTTTTCCAACCCCACACTCGTGGTGATCACCCGGCCAGAGAAGGTGGCCCCCGAGGATGTGGCGGACCACTTCCGTGACCCCAGCCCGCACTTGTTGCTGCTGTTGGTGTCAGAGGAGGACAAGCCCAGCGGTGGCATTCTCGATGGGTTCCCTGCGGCGAACACCAAGATGTTCTCCCTCCCTCCGTTCTACAAGTTGGACGAGCACGCCGCGGACTATGCCCGTGAGCTCTGTCGTGCCCGGGGTGTCACCCTCCCAGACCTACTCGCACGGGCGCTGGTGAAGAAGGTGGGCAACGACCTCGGGGTGGTCTCGTTCGAGATCGACAAGGCCCTGCATCTTGCAAAGGCGCTGGGGGTGACGACTATGGAGCCAGTTCACATCAAGGCCTCCATGGCAGCACTCACGGAGTTGGACGGGAGCACCCTGGTGGACGCCCTTGGTACTCGAAATCGACGGCTCATCTCAGATGAGCTTCTTCGGTACAAGAAGTCCAAGAAGGGAGACCCCACCATCGAGGTGTGCGGAAAGTCTCTCACTCCGGCGGTGCTCCGTTGGCTCCAAGCCTGCTACCTACATGGCAAAGGAGTGTCCCCAGCGAGTGCTGCCGGGAGGGTAGGGTCATCTCCGTGGTACTGGGAGCATAAGGTGCTCCCCAGTGCTCGGGACTGGGGTGTCGATGGGTGCCGGGACTTGCTTGGTGTCATCTCAAAGTCCCAAGAAGCAGTGTTTTCGGGGTCTCTCAATCCCTGGGGGATCTTGGAGTCTGGCGTCCTTCGATTGGCCCGGTGACATCTCGGTTGCTGGTTGATACCCCCCGCTTCTGTACCCCCCTCCAGGGTGGGTGCGTCGGGGCATCCCGGCCCAATCCCTGCAAACCCCCTACGTCTGTTCACGAGTGAGGAGTGATCTATGCTCGACGGGAGCTCTTTTCCCAATCTTTTGAGTGAGTTCGTCTACACGCGCACGTATGCGCGGTGGATGGAGGAGGCCCGTCGGAGGGAGAACTGGCCAGAGACGGCAGGCAGGTACGTGGACTTCATCTTCGAGTCTCGGAAGATCCCGGACAGCCTTCGTCCTCGGATCAAGAAGCTCATCCTGAGCCTCGACGTGCTCCCCTCGATGCGTGCTCTGTGGTGTGCGGGCCCTGCGATGGAGCGGGACAACGTCTGCGGGTTCAACTGTAGCTTTTTGCCCATCGACAACCTCAGGGCGTTCAGCGAGGGGTTGTACGTCCTCATGCAGGGGACGGGCGTGGGCTTCTCTGTGGAGCGTACGTTCGTCAATAACCTCCCGGAGATTGCCCGCCCCACGGGTGACAGCATCGACTACATCATTGGTGACAGCACCGAGGGGTGGGCCGACGCGGTGTACTTCGGGATGGTGCAGTACCACCTGGGCCGCAAGGTGAACTGGAACTACTCCCTCATTCGGGAGAAGGGGTCACGCCTCAAGACCAAGGGGGGTCGTGCGTCGGGGCCCGAGCCCCTCCAGCGGGTGCTGGACTTCGCCTACGAGACCTGCCTCAACGCATCGGGTCGGCGTCTGAAGCCCATCGAAGCTCACGACATCATGTGCATGATCGCAGAGATCGTGATGGTGGGGGGGTTCCGCCGGGCGTCCCTCATCTCGTTCTCGGACGTGGATGATCCCGAGATGCGCGACGCCAAGGACTGGAACAAGGGACAGTTCCCCGCCATCCGGTACATGGCCAACAACAGCGCCGTCTACCACGAGCGCCCCACCTCCGAGGTGTTCTGGCGGGAGTGGGAGTCCCTGGCAGCGTCGGGGTCTGGAGAGCGCGGTTTCTTCTGCGTCACCCCCCCCAACGTCGCGAAGCGTGGTGGCGACTTCCGGTGCAACCCGTGCGCTGAGATCAAGCTCCGGTTCAAGCGGGCCCATGATCCGTGGACTGGCGCTGGTGGTGGCGGGAGCTTCTGCAACCTCACTGCCGCAGTGATGCGTCCCTGGGACACCGTCGAGACGATGGTTGAGAAGGTGGAGATCGCGACGTGGCTGGGGGCTATCCAGGCCTCCTTCACCCATTTCCCGTACCTCCGCCCCGCGTGGAAGGAACTCTGCGAGGAGGACAACCTCCTGGGTGTGGACATCACCGGGCAGTGCGACAACCCGACCCTCTCGGAGAACGAGGAGGCCATGTCCTTCCTCAACAAGGTAGCCTGCGAGACCGCCCTCATCGCCACCGCCTACCTCAAGACCAACCCTCCCGCGGCCATCACCTGTGGCAAGCCCAGCGGAAACTCCTCGCAGTTCGTCGATTGCGCCTCGGGGTTCCACCCCCGGTATGCGCCCTACTACTTCCGCCACGTCCGCATCTCGGCCAAGGACCCCCTGTTCCACCTGATCCGCGACCAGGGCGTCCCCCTGTTCAAGGAGAACGGGCAGGAGCATCTGGATGACGACAAGGTGGATGTGTGGGTGGCCCGGTTCCCGGTGAAGGCCCCCGAGGGTGCGAAGCTGCGTCACCACGAGAAGGCCATCGACCAGTGCAACCGCTACCTCCAGATCATGCGGACGTGGTGCAGCACCAAGGGCCACAACCAGTCGGCCACCATCTACGTCCGTGACGAGGAGTGGAGGGAGGTGGGTCAGTGGCTCTGGGACAACTTCGATGAAGTCACCGGCCTGTCATTCCTGAACTTCGACGAGTCGGGCACGAAGTACCGGCTCCCCCCGTACGCCGAGATCACCAAGGAGCAGTACCACGAGGCTATGCTCACCATGCCCAAGGTGGACTTCACTGTTCTCCCGTTCTACGAGACCCGTGATGAGGGTGAGGGAGCGGCAGTGCTGGCATGTTCAGGTGGCTCCTGCGACCTCTGATCCAACCCGGGGGCGTAATGTAGTCTATGCCCCCGACCTCCCGGACTGCCCCGACGTACTTCTCGGGGCGCGTCCATTCGATCCGCCACGATGATTCAGCCAAGGCGTTCTACATCCTTCGGATGTCTCTGGACGCCGAGTCTCTCTCCCCGACCCACCCCGACACATCCAGCATTATTACCGTCCGGGGTGAAGTGCCTGGGGTGAAGATTGCCGTTGGTGTCTGGTTCGGGTTCGAGGGGGTGTGGGACGACCACGCCAAGTACGGCCATCAGGTGAAGATCACCCGCGCACCCGTTCTCAAGAACGGGTGGGATGACGACACTTGCGAGAAGGTGCTGCTGTCACAGGGAATCGGCAGCGCGCTCGCCGCGAGGGTGCGCGAGACATTCAAGGGCCAGCTTCTCTCGGCCCTGTCTGACCCGGAGAAGCTCAAGACGGTGCCCGGCGTCACCACGTTCATCGCGGAGCACATTGCCCTCAAGTGGCGGATCGCTCGGTCGCAGTTCCAGACTCTGGAATACCTCGGAGACATGGGTCTCCCACAGGGGAAGATCCGTCAGGTGTGGTCTGTGTTTGGCGATGCTGCACAGGACGTCCTCTCCACGGACCCCTGGAGACTGATCGAGATCGACGGGGTGAGTTTCCAGGACTGCGACATGGTGGCAGAGCGGCTGGGTCTGGGCCGATCCCCCTCGAACATCAACCGGGTGAAGGGGGCCATCGCATACGCGGCGAAGTCGTCCAAGGGCAGCGGGCACCTGTACCTCACCACTGGGGAGCTCCTCGGGTCGGTGCGTCCCCTCGACCCGCTCATGACGGACAGGGACATCGTGGGGGGGCTCAAGTCCCTCATGGACGACACCAAGGTGGTCGTGGACCGTTCGTTCCCTGGGGTCACGGCCATCTACGACCCATGGGCGTTCAAGACCGAAGATGGTTCAGCCAGGATTCTCCAAGAGCGGCTCACTACTGCGGCCATCCCCCCTGACCGTGCCGCCCGGTACGCCACGGCTATCCTCGGGTCGGAAATCCCAGGGGTCACGCTGCGCGAAGCGGGTGAGAGGTACCTTGCACAGGTGGGCACCAACCTCGGGATCGGGCTGTCTGCCAAGCAGTCCGAGGCTGTCCTCAATGCCCTGACCGAGTCTGTGTCCATCATCACGGGTCTTCCTGGGTCTGGAAAGACCACCAGCCTTCGCATGGCCTTGACCCTTCTCCACGAGGCGGGGGTACAACCCTTGGTGGTTGCGCCCACGGGGATCGCCGCGAAGCGTGTGGCGTCTGTGACCGGTGTGAGTGCGGCGACCATCCACCGGGCCTTCAAGGCGAAGGGGACCGATACGGAGGACGGTCGGGAGTCCACCTACGCGGGCGTGGTGGGGATGGCATCTGCCGACGGCACCACTTCGGACGGGGAGGGTGAGGAGTGGGGCTACAGCGCCAGCGACCCCCATCCCGCGGAGGTGGTTGTCATCGACGAGAGCTCAATGGTGGACCAAGCCCTTCTGTACAGGGTTTTGACGTGCACACGCCCGGACACCCGGCTGGTGTTCGTGGGCGACGCGGCACAGCTTCCGTCGGTGGGGGCGGGCAATGTGCTCCGGGATCTCATCGCATCGGAAAAGTTCCCCACCGTGGCCCTCACAGAGATTTTCCGCCAAGCGGACACCTCCCCCATCGTGACGGCGGCGCACGACATCTTCCACGGCCGCATCCCTGAGGCCCCACTGAAGTCGGACTTTGGGCTCATCCCGATGACGGACGACGACAAGATCCTCCAGACCATCGTGGCCCTGTCCGAGAAGCTCTACGCGCAACGGGCCAACTTCCAAGTTCTCTCCCCCCGTCATGCGGGCACTCTCGGGGTCACCAACCTCAACACCCGCCTCCGCGAGGCCATCAACCCGGCACAGCACGGGCTGCACGAGGTGACTGTTGGTGGAGAGGTTCTCCGCGAGGGGGACCGGGTGATCGTGTCGAAGAACGACTACAAGCTCAGTGTGTTCAACGGTGACGTAGCGAAGGTCAACTTCATCGACAAGAACGCCAAGGAGATCGAGATCAAGATCCACGGCCCTCCTGTTCTCATGGTTCGCATCCCCGTCGCGAAAGCACGGTCGCTCCTCCGCCTTGCGTATGCCGTGACCGTCCATCGGATGCAGGGCCTGGAGTGTGACGTGGTGGTGATGCCCATTGTGGAGGGGTTCTCTCACCAGCTTCAGAGGAACCTGTTCTACACAGCCATCACGCGCGCCAAGAAGAAGGTCATCCTCCTCGGGACGCATCGGGCGATGGAGCGCGCCATCAACAACAACCGTGAGGACGCTCGAAACACGCTGTTTTCACAGCGTCTTCGGGCGTAATGCTTCCCGCGAGAGGTGCGTGTACATGACCAAAAATGAGATCCGGGCGCTGGTGAAGCGGGTACAGGCTGGGCTGGTGTTCACCAAGGTGGTCGCCACTCGGAGTGTGAAGGGTCAGCGTGGAGACAGCTTCGCCGGGTTCAGCGCATCCTGGCGATCCACTCAAGAGGACGGAGGTCAAGGCGTGGTGTCTGTGATGGATGAGGGGGACGATGCCCGCAGCGTCACTGGCATGACGATGCAGGAGGCCGTAGTGGCATCGGTGCTGGTGGCGCGCGAAGCAGACATCGCCGCGTACCGCAACGCCGCAGCGGGTGGTAACCTCCCCAAGTCGGTGGCTGAGAGCAACATCGCGATCACCAAGAGCAACTACAGCCAGATGCTGGTGAGCGTCCTGGCGTCAATGCAGGACCAGGAACCCGATGGACCCGACAACAGCAAGTGACCCGGCGCTCGACCCTGTCAGGATGGACGGGTTCTACACGGACCTTGCCACCATGCAGATGGAGCTCGACGCCGACCCCTTGGAGCTCGGCCCCAAGAGGCTGAACCAGAAGATCTCCGAGTGCAGGGGTTTTCTCACCCGGTGCGAGCGGATTTTCCTGTCCCTCTCACAGGATTTGCACCGGTACAAGAAGGCCCTCCGGGCGGCGAAGGCAGACATGCACCTCGCCAAGATGGACCTGTTCGCGAACGACCCTGAGGTCCGTATGGGCCGGAACGTGGCGGACCGTGAGGCCATCGCGAGCCACCGCCTCCGGCCACAGGCCGAAGAGATTGACCGCCTCACGGCGTGTGTCGAGGATCTTTCTGCGGTTGTGGTGGTGGTGAAGGCCAAGCGCGCCGACCTGAAAGACGCACAGGGACGTCTGAAAGACCAACTCAAGGTCTGCCAGGAGGAAATCTCCCTGGGAGGACGTTGGGGCCGTTCGTTCCCCAACGTCCGCAAGCTCCATGAGTCTGCACTCGACCCGGCACAGGCTGAGGTGAATGACCTGTTCGCCACTGTGCTTCGGGACAAGCACGCACAGAAACTCCCCGAGGCCAAGGAACTTCCTCCGACCGAGGAGGATCTCCCCATTCCGGGTGACCCCGAGACTGAGGCCAGCGACCCCGCTGCCATCCCCGAGAGGTTCTCAGGGGACGCGGAACTGGCCGTGGATGGCGCCGTGGATGGCGCCTTGAATAGCATCCCCGACCCCACCGCGGATTCGTCGAAGCCCGCCACCATCTTCGAGGATGGTGGCATCGACGACGACCTGTTTTCGACCCTTCTTGGCTGATTCCACTGTTTGGGGTATCAGCGTGGGCGTAAGGTAGCGTGCGAGCACTGTCCATCAACCAACGACCAAGCTCGCGGAGGTAAGAGTATGTCACAGGCGATCATGGAGTTCGGATTCGGAGAGAACGACGACGGCGTCGGAGCCAAGAGCAAGCGGTACAAGGGGAAGGAGGGTGAGACCACCCGCGTGTCCTTCGTGTACTGGAAGGGCCTGGAGGAAGGCAAGCCCGAGATCGGGCCCGACGCGAAGAGCGATGGCCCGTGGCCGTCGCCCAAGTTCATCGGGTGCAAGCGCCTGTACGTTCAGGGCGTCGGGTACTTCATGGACAAGGGGCCCGAGTGGGTCAAGCTCGCTGGGGGGGCGCCGTCCAAGATGTACTGCGCCACCATCCTGTGCGTGTGGCCCACGGACAGCCGCGGCACCCTCGACGCGAACCGCTTTGCGGCGGGGCAGTTCGACGTGATGCCCTGGATCATGAGCACCGACAAGTACCGGGCCATCGAGGCCCGGCACAAGGAGTTCCCGCTCGGGTGTCACGACATGACCCTGGCCTGCACCGACTCGCAGTACCAGAAGATCGACATCTCCCCCTGCAAGGAGGGCCTGTTCCGCAAGCTCCTGGAGAAGAACCCTCCTCGTGCCAAGCAGATCATTGACGCCGCGGCTGCCGTGGCGTCGACCCTCGCTCGGGACATCGCGCAGGATCTCTCCCTCGACCAGATCCGCGAGAAGCTCGGCAAGGGCGGGGGTGCCTCCCCGATTGGGGACCGCGGTGGCGCCGTCTCCAGCAACAGCGCCGACTTCGATGGGATGCTCGACGAGATGCTCAAGTGAGGTGGGACACGCGAGGGCTGTGACGTAGTTCCTGCCCCGGACCCCCCACCCGAGAGGCCCAGTAGGAACTCCTACTGGGCCTTTCACCTATCAGGAGTGTCTTCATGGGACCTGTTGCAGTTGATTTTGAGGGTGAGGAGTGGCGGGACATCCCTGGCCTGTCCTACTATCAAGCGTCAAATTTTGGTCGGGTTCGCTCATGGAGGAAGGCTCGATGGGGTAGGGCGGATCACCCACGGTTGTTGACAGGTTCCGGGCGGGTTCATTTGGCTGTGAATGTTGTTGAGGACTCAGGTAGGAAAACACCAAGGTTGGTCCACAAGCTGGTACTGATTGCGTTCAAGGGACATCCCCCACAGGGGATGGTTGGTTGCCACAAGGACGGCAACAGCAAGAACAACCACCTGAGCAATCTTCGGTGGGACACATATCAGGGGAATGAGGCGGACAAGATCCCACTGAGCAGGGATAACCGCGGTGACCGGCATGGTAATGCCAAGCTGACATGGGTGGATGTGGAGTCTATCCGGTCCGATCCGAGGGGTCCAAAGGCTTTGGCAGCGGCACACAAAGTAAGCCGCAAGACCATTTCCAACATCCGTAGCTGGAAATCCTGGAGGCAGCGGTGATTGTGCTTGGGTGTGACCCCTCTCTCACCAATTATGGGTGGGCGGTGCATGACACTTGTGCGGAAGGCATCGCCCGATGTGTGGCCCGCGGGAGGATCCAAACTCCGTCCAGCATGGCTTTCGTGAATCGGTACACAACTATGCGGGAAACACTCCGCACTCTGATTCAGACGCACAACCCGGACCGTGTTGGGATTGAGTCCCCATTTTTCGGTGGCAGCTACTCTGAGGGTATGTACTCGCTGTTTGTGTACTCCAACGAAGCCCTCAAGCTCGAACGCCGTGACGTGGTGTTCTTCTCACCTCTCCAGGTCAAGGCCCACGCCCGTGAGTCCCTGAAACGACCCGACAAGTGGGTAATGATGAAGCCCGACATGGTCGCAGCGATGAAGCACGACCTCGGGGGGAAGGGGAAGAACGTCAACCACAACGAGGCAGACGCCTACTTGGTGGGGCGCCTCGCAGGAAGGTTCTGGCAGTACCTCGACGGTGCCCTCTCCGACACGGATCTCACCCCCGTGGAGCGCGAATACTTCTCCAAGGTCCACACCTTCACCCGAGGGAAGAAGGCTGGGAAGACCGAGAAGTCAGGCCTCATTTACCGGGAGGAGGATCGGTTCTTTCGCTGGTCCCAGGATTCCCCCTGAGTGGGCGTAATGCTAGCGGCCTCCCCTCTCCGTCCCTCAACTGACACCGCACAACAAGGACAGCCCCGCAATGGTCAAGACTACTGAAACTGCCCCCCCCACCAAGGCACGGATCGGGACCAAGGGATCCGCCGCCGCGGCGCCCCGAGTGAGTGCCCTCACCCGCGCCCGCTCGGCCCTCAAGACCGTCCTCAAGGAGGATCTCGTCGTCCCGCTCTCCCTGGACATGCTCAAGGAGACCATCCCGCACATCCCCACGGGATCCATCGTCATCGACTTCGCCATCGGTGGCAAGATCAACAAGCACGGCATCGCGCCGTGCCCTGGCATCCCCCGCGGACGCATCACGCAACTCTACGGGGCCAACAGCGCGGGCAAGACCACACTGGCCCTCACCATCGCGGCCAGCGTGTGCGCTGGCGGCGGAACCGTCTGCTACATCGACTGGGAGCACGAGGTGGAGCCCCGCTACGCGGAGTCCCTCGGTGTGCCCATCGGGGACGACACCCGGTTCATCCTGATCCAGCCCAACACGCTGGAGGAGGGGATGAAGACCATGATCGTCATGATCTCCGAGGGCGTGGACCTCATCGTCCTCGATTCCGTCGGCGCTGGCAAGCCCGAGAAGCAGGTCAACCAAGCCGTGGATGAGGTGGGGGAGCAGGATCGCCCTGGACGTGTCGCTGCGGCGTGGTCCGACTTCCTTCCGAAGGTCAAGGGGCAGATGGCGAGCTCAAACTCGACCATCCTCGCGATCTCCCAGATGCGGAAGACCATGTCGTCCATGTCGGGCGGTGGCCCGGACAGCGCCCCCCAGGGCGGCGAGTCGTGGAAGTTCTACACCAGCCTCCGTCTCTCCCTCCGGGTTCTCCAGAAGGAGAAGGGCAAGGTGTTCGACCCCCTCACCAACAAGATGGAGGACAAGGTCATCGGCACCCAGGTGATCCTGAAGCTCGACAAGAACAAGGTCTCGGACTCGGCTCACAACGAGTTCAAGTACTACATGACCGCGGGTCTGGGCATCGACAACGCCCGCTCCGTGGCTGAGCTCGCCACCAACTACAAGATCGTCATCAAGTCGGGTTCGTGGCTCACATGGCCGACAGGCCCCAACGGAGAGGTGAGGGTCCAGGGCATGGCTCAGTTCCTCAAGATCCTCCGGGAGGACCCCAAGCTCCTCGCAGCCCTGTTCGCACAGGTGACTCCCAAGATCATGGCCGCGCCCCCGGTCATCCAGGACACGGATGCCGCGGAGAACATCGACACTGACGAGCTCATGGCCATGGTGGACTCCATGAGCGGTGGCCCGAAGAAGGCCCTTGCGGAAGCCATGGCTGAGGCCGAAGAGTCCGACGCCGAGTAGTTCACGGGCGTACTATATCCCCATGACGGTCAAGATCCGGGTCCAGAATTTCCAAAGCATCGTGGACTCCGAGATCGAGGTCTCGGGTCTAACCGTCATCACGGGCTCGAACAACGGGGGCAAGAGCGCGCTTCACCGTGCGGTGTACGGGGCTGTCACCAACGCCAGAGGCACCAAGTTCGTCCGCCACGGGAAAGACCAATGCACCGTCACTGTCACGTTCGGTGACGGTCGCACCCTCGTCTGGGAGAAGGGCGAGAAGGTCAACAGCTACACCGTGGACGGGAAGACCCTCAACAAGGTGGGGACTGGGGTACCTCCACCTGAGGTCCAGTCCCTGGGGATCCTCCCCATCGAGGCCGCAGGGCGTGAGCTCTGGCCTCAGTTCGCCCACCAGTTCACAGGACAGGTGTTCCTCCTGGACCAGCCCGGTTCTGTTCTGGCAGAGTCCATCGCGGACGTGACCCGTGTGGGGGTGCTCAACGAGGCCCTGAGAAACACTCAGTCTGAGCGCCGCGGGCTGGGAACAGAGCTCAAGGTCCGTGTCGCGGACGTGGCCAAGCTGGAGGCACAGGAGTCCACCTACGCTGGCCTCGACGTGGTCGAGATGCTCACCCGAGAGGCCGACATCCTCGACCGGGAGGTGTCATCCATCCAGGATCAACTGACCACAACCACATCCCTCCGGGACGCCATCGAGACGTTCACGGATGCCGTGGGAGAGCTCCTCCCGGTCCGGTGGGTCGAGATGCCCTTGGGTGCAGAGGGTCTCATCACGGACCTCAAGGCCCTCACTGAGGTCCGTGAGCTCGCCCTCAAGCTCAATGCCGCCCACGCTGTCCAAGCCCAACTCTCCCCCGTCGCAGCCATCACCTTGCCCGATGAAACCGCGGTGGTCCGTGCCGAGAAAGTCGCACAGGCTCTCACCATCATCCGTGGACTCAGGGATCAGATGGCTCCGTTGACCGACATGGTCAAACATGGGGCGCAAATCCGAGAGGCACTCTCCTCCCCCCTCATGGATGCAGGGGTTGCTCTGCGTCAAATGCAGACCCTGGAGGAGTACCGGCACCTTCAGCGGGACATCTCCGCAAGGACCAAGTTGTGTGCGGACCTGCACACCGAGGTAAGTAGGCTTGAAATCCAGTGCAAGGAGGCTCTGGATGAAGTCCACGACATCCTCGGTGGGGTCGGTGACTGTCCTATCTGTGGCAGGTGTTGATAGTGGGGGTCACCCACTATCAACACCAAGGACGGTCGCGCCATGACATTCCTCACCGCCATCTGGCATTGGATTCTTGCCAACCCCTACGAGACCATCCTGGTCGCCGTGGCGATTGTCTCGTTCATCAACGGACTCCTCCCCGCGAAGGTGGCCGCTGGCCCTGTGGGGAAGATGTTCAACAAGGTGCTCGACCGCCTGTCGGCACTCACGCGCCGCGATGCCCCGGGCACTCTGAAGTGGCCCGTGGTCGGGACCAGCCTCGTCCAGCCCTGGGGCGACAACCCGCCCGCGGCACCCGTGGCACCCACACCCCCCGCGGCACCCACACCCCCCGCACCGACACAGGAGCCTACCAAGTGAAGCGTCTACTCTCTCTGTTCCTCGCAGCCTCTCTCATGGTGGCGTCGTGCCACCCCACCCCTCCGCCCAGTGACGCGGGGGTTTCCACCCCCTCGGCATGGACGGACACCGTCGCAACGGTCCTGCACACCATCGCGTGGTCGATCCCCGCGGCCCAACTCATCGTGGGGAATCTCGTCCCCGCCGATGTTCGCCCGGTCGTTGACCGGTCCTTCGTGGCGGTGCAGGACGCAGCGGGTCGCCTCCAGACGGCCTTGGATGCGTACAACGCACGGGGCGGTGACCGCTGTGTGGCGTACGCCGCGGTGGGTGGCGTGACCACGGCGATGGTGTCCCTCGCCCAAGTTCTCGCGAACAACGGCATCGGGATGGGGAACACCCTCATTCCGGTGATCCAGTCCCTGGGTGCCGTGGTCGATCAACTGGTCCCGGCCTGCCAGCGTGACGCTGGCTATGCCAGCATCGGTGAGGGCCCGATGGTCCAGGTGCGCGTCATCGAGACTTCGGCCATGGCACAGGGCCGGGTTCTCCGTCCGGTCCTGAACAACCTTCGCCCGGTGGCTCAGTGAGCCTCCCCGCCACTCCGGGTGGCCGCCCCCTGGGGTGGCGAAACCCACAGTCCCTCGGGCGACTGCACGTCGGAATCCCGCCGGTTGGCAGGGGCTTCGATGGGCTCCCTCTCGAAGTCCTTCTCGGAGGACTCCCCCCGGTCTATGACCAGGGACAAGTGGGCTCCTGCCATGATGACCAGACCGAGGTTCTCACCGAAGGGGGGTTCAAGCTGTTCGCGTCCTTGACGGGATCTGAGCGGTTGGCCACGGTGAATCCGACCACCTCTGAGCTCTCGTTTGAGGTTCCTACCAGACTCGTCCGTTTCCCTTACACAGGGGATCTTCATTGTGCGAGCAATGAGCTATCCCTTGATTTTCGGGTCACACCCGATCACCAGATGCTGGTTCGCAAGTGGGACGAACGGAATCGCACCCTCAATGACCACTACGAGATGGTCCAAGCCAAGGATCTGGGCTGGTATTTCGGCCTGATGAACCGTGTCCTGTGGAAGGGTGATGTACAACCCGAGACCTACACCCTCTTGGGCGTGGACCACAAGCTGAAGATGTACAGGGTCTCCCGAGATGTCCCCATGGTGAGTTGGTTGCGGTTCCTTGGCATCTACCTTGCCGAGGGGACAATGCTCAAGCGAGACCAACGCCGTGGGGGGGTCTCCTACAAGATCCAGATCGCTGCGTCCAAAGAACGTGAGAAGGATTTTGTCCGCACGGTTCTGAATGAGATCGGTGTTAGGGCTCTTGAGCTCAAAGACCGCTTCACGTTTTGCAACAAACAGGTCTATGAGGCCCTGAGTTCCCTCGGTCTGGAGGGTGTCAAGGCCAAGGACAAATTTGTCCCCGCTTTTGTGTTTCGTCTGAGTGGGGTTCTGATTCGAGAACTCTTGGCGGGACACTTTGCTGGGGATGGGAGTGATTGCAACGGGCGTCGGGTGCATTACACGGGGTCACACCGGCTGGCGTCGGACCTACAGACACTGGTGTTTCTGTCAGGTGACGAGTCCCGTATTTCCGTGCGTAGCCCCCGTACATCAACCATGCTGGATGGTCGCGTAGTACGCGGCGTTCTTCCTGAACACCGGGTGTCTGTGTGCGAGAAGAAAGGTCTCTCGGTGGACCGCGCGGAGAACATGTCCGTGGAGACATACCACGGGGAGGTGTTCTGTGCAGAGGTCCCCACCCATCACACGCTGGTTACTCGACGCAACGGGAAAATCCTCATTTCAGGTAACTGCACGGCCCACGCCCTCGCAGGGTGCGTGGAGATCCTCCAGGCCCATCAGGGCCTGCCCACCATCCGTCCTGACCGCATGGCCCTCTACTACCGGGAGCGTGCGATGGAAGGGACCATCATGGAGGACGCTGGGGCACTCCTTGCGGACGGGGTGACAGCCCTCCGTCGGGGTTACGAGCCCGAGCTCCAGTACATCATGTCGTGGACCCAAGACTGGGTCAACCGTCCTGCGGACCTCCCTCATGACGCACCGAGGCTGGTCAACAGTGACCCGCTGATCATCGACCCCGGACAGGTGATGTTCGCTCTGGCCGCGGGGTTCCCTGTGGCCATCGGTGTCCAGATCTCCGACGCATGGGATGCCGTCCCTGGGGGCACTCTCCCCCTCCCCGGCGCCCCTATCGTCGGTGGCCACGCCGTGACCCTCGTGGGGTACAAGCGGTCGGGGATGAAGGTGATGTTCCGTCTTCGCAACTCGTGGGGGGAGTCCTGGGGCGATGGCGGATACGCCTGGATGCCCTCCGAGTACCTCTCTGTCGGGATCTGCGGTGAAGCCTACGCTCTGCGGGCCGTGAGGAACCTTCAGGCGTAACGTCTCCCTACCATGCCCATCACGCTCGTGTGGCGAACCGACATCCACCTGTCGGATCACACCCCCAGATCCCGCACTGACAACTGGACCGACACCGTCTTGGAGAAGATCGCCCGAGTGGGTGGTATCGCCAAGGATGTAGGAGCCCGTGCGGTCATCGACGGGGGTGACTTCTTCGACATCAAGGCCCCAGGCCGCAACTCCCACTTGCTGATCCAACGGGCGATCATCGCACACGGCGACTACCCGTGCCCTGTGTACGCGAACGTCGGCAACCACGATTGCGTGTACGGGGACTACAGCTACCTCCCCCAACAGCCCCTGGGTGTGCTGTACGCCGCGAAGGTGTTCCAGCGGCTGTATGACGAGCACGAAGCCGTGTTCACCATCCCTGGCCCCACCCGTGGAAGTCCCCCCGCACTGAAGGTCCGGGTGGTGGGCGTTCCGTACCACGGGGTGAAGTACGACCTGACCCGTCTCGCCAGCATCAAGAAGGGTGACGAGGACTACTTGGTGGTGGCCGGGCACTTGTTGGCCAGCCCCACCCACGCCACCATGTTCGATGCGGAGGACGTGCTCCGGTACGACATGCTGGACGCCTACCCTGACGTGTCGGTTTGGTGCTTTGGCCACTGGCACAAGGACCAGGGGATCACCAAGACTCCAGGTGGCGCAACCGTGGTGAACATTGGTAGCCTCACCCGTGGGGCCCTGTCCCAAGACTCCATCGACCGCGTCCCCTCCGTGGCCGTGCTGCGGTTTGACCTGGATGGGTTCACCGCGGAGAAGGTCACCGTCCCCCATGCCCCGGCGGACAAGGTGTTCGACCTGTTCCTCAAGGACAAGGAGGTGCTCCAGCAGACGATGATCGAGGAGTTCGTCGAGCACCTCTCCGAAGCGGTGGCATCAGGGCCTCAGAAGTCCCTGTGCGACATCGTGCGGGACACCCCGAATGTCCCCGACCCTGTGCGGGAGAGGGCCATCGCTGCCATCGAGAAGGCGGGGGGTCGTTGACTGGTCGTTGACTGCCCAATCAAGGACACCTACCAGATTGGCTCGCGGGTAAGGTGTCCCTTGTGAGACACCTCTACTGGACTTCGCTTGAAACTTATGAGCGTTGTCCCCGAGCCTACCTCTGGGGACACGGGCACCCTGGTGTGGACCTTGGACGAGGTCCTGGACGGTCCAAGCAGAAACCCCTCGACTCCAAGCACCATGCGGTCATGGGGATCGTGCTGTCCAGGGCCTTGGAGCACCTGTACAACGACGAGATGTGGCGTGACCCGGAGAACCTGACCAACCGCCTGACAGATCTGGTACGTCGGGAGTTCGCGTTTGCCCTCAACGAGAACTACGTGGACTGGACCCAGTCGCCGCCCAAGCAAGAACTTCTCAGAGTGTGCATGGATGGGATCTTCGGATTCCTCCGCACGATGAAGGCCAACAGGCTCCTGGGTCCGTACGCCAAGTCTGAGGTGGATCTCACGGGCTGGGTGGACCAGTACACCCCCGTGGGGGGTCGCCCGGACATCATCATCCGTCGAGACGACACCGGGGTGATGATCTTTGACGGCAAGAACTCCATGACTCCGGGCAAGCACACGGACCCGGACCAGCTTCGGTGGTATGCGCTGGTTTTCTACCTCGCGTATAACGTCATGCCCAACCGTCTGGCGTTCGTGTACTTCCGATACCCCGAGGGGACACCTCCGAAGGACCACCCCGAGGGGACACCCTGGACCGGGCTGGTAGAGGTGCCGGTCACCCGAGAGGATCTCAAGGCCCTTGGTGTCCGGGCGAAGGAAACTGTTCGGGCCATTTCCAAGGAACTGTTCGACCCATCACCCTCATCCAAGGCATGCCGGTACTGCGATTTCCGCACTGTCTGTGACGCAGCCCACACCCCGACGCCCCGAAAGGGCAAGTCCCTCCCCGTGGTGGCGGAGGGCACTGTCGAGCACCTGATTGAGAACTCTACGGGAATGGTGGAGTTTGGGTTCGACGCGGGCGTAAAGTCCCCCACTAAGCCATGAGTGACAACGCCGACCTGAAGGCTCGCCTTGACCTTGCAGTCAAGCGCCGGGACGAACTTGCACAGAAGCGCCAGAGGGTTCTGGGGAGGTTGGAAGAGGCAGAACGCTCCCTGGACGACCTCCGTGAGAAGTGCCGGTCGAAGAACCTCGACCCGGACAACCTTGGTGCTGTCATCGACAAGTTGGCGGCTACCCTCGAACAGTCCGTGGCCTCTCTTGAAGCGAAGCTCTCCGAGGCTGAGACGGCCCTTGACCCGTACATCAACAGGAAGTGACCACCAGTGATCCTCAACAGCACCGACCTTGAATCCGCCCTGAAGGTCGTCCGCACGACCGTGGGGTCGTCCAGCGACATCTCCTCCCACTATGTGTTCCGCACCCGTGACGGTGGGCTGGAGGTTCTCTCCTACGATGGGAGCGCCTTCTCCTCGTGCCTTGTCCCCCACACCAAGGTGGATGATGCCGTGAGCTTCACGGTGGAGGCCCGCCGTCTGCACGCGATCCTCTCCACGGTGGGAGCCAATCAGGTACTGGACATCATCGTGGGGGATAACGGGGTCGGCATTCGCACCACCCGTGGGAAGCCGGTCCCGTTCTACAGCCTGGACCCGGCGCTGTTCCCGTTCTGGGACGAAGTGCTCACGGGCGCAAAGCTCACGGTGAAGGTGGCGGCGGACCGCCTGTTCGCCGCGTTCACTCACGCCAAGCAGTTCATCTTCGACCAGGAGAGCAAGGCCCCGCACCTGTGTGTGGCCGAGTTCCGCAAGGGCATCCTGTACAGCACGGACAACGCTGGAGTGTCCTTGGTGAAGATGCCCGGCATGGAGGCTTCATCCCTCCGGGTGTACGTGAAGGATCTGGGCAACGTGCTCTCGTTCCTCGCCACGGCGAAGGGTCAAGACGTGGAGATCCTGGAGAGCGACCGCGCGAACTTCATCCGTCGGTCAGACGGTGCTGTGTTCGGGGAGACCGTGTTTGCCCACCGGTTCCCAGACTTCCCCGTGGACTGGTCCTTGGAAGATGACCAGTCGTGGGGCATCTTCCAGGAGGAGCTCCTCGGGAGCCTCAAGCTCCTCCAGTCGGGGGCCAAGACGGACGAGCCTCGTGTGCGTTTCCAGCGCGTTGGAGACGAGGTGACCATCTCCATGACCGACCCGAGCGGGAAGCTCATGTCCCAGTCCATCCCGATGGTGGAGTTCACCCAGCGTGAGGGTGGCATCACAGACATGCCTGTGTTTGCTGTTGCGGACAGCTACATCGTCAAGCTCCTCAACGGCAATGACAACTCCAAGGTGATCCTCGGGGTCACCAAGCGTGAGAAGGGCGGCTGGGTCCGTATCCGTGATGTCCGGGGTGTGGACACCTACCTGACGACCATCGCATGGCTCAAGCTCGCCTGAGGGACTTGACCACCCAACTCCGGGTGGCTCAAGGTCGGCGTGATGAGGTCCGTAGTGCCATCGCCAGCGCACGGGCCTCGGTCACCCGCATCGAGGACGAGATTCAACTTCTCGACCACGTCGCTGTGCTCTTGCACGCGATGATCGACGGTGAGCTCACCGATGGGGTCAAGGCCATCGAGAGCCTTCAGTCTGAGGGTGTCAAAGCTGTGTTCAACGACCAGGACATCCAGGTGCGCGCTGACGTGGATGTGGTTCGTGGCAAAGTGAGCGTCTCTCTTGTCACTACACAACGCAAGGACAATGGGGATCTCATCGAGGGGATGTCCCTGGACGGGTTCGGCGGTGCCGTGTCCACCGTGCAGTCCATCCTCCTGAGGCTGGCCATCATGTTCCGTCGAGGGTTGCGGCCTGTGTTGTTCCTGGACGAAACGCTCCCAGCGTTCGACGACAAGTACATCCACAACATGGCGTTGTTCCTCAAGACCCTGTGCCGTCGGATGGGGGTGGACATCCTCCTGGTGACCCACAATCCAACCCTCGTGGATGCAGGGGACCGGGCGTATCGTATCAAGCAGAACAAGGGGTTCTGCACTTTCCAGAGGATCGACCGATGAAGACCGAAGGACAGGTCCGCCACAAGCTGCAACAGGTGACATATCGCCACCTTCAGCGCACGGTTCGGACGGCCCTGTCCTGCCGTCCCGAGAACTGCATTCACAATGGTTCGGTGAACCTCCCCACGGGCGAGGTCCACTTCTGCAAGCTGTTGCAGGATGGGGGCGGGGGGAACATCCCGTGTGATGAGGCGTTTGGCGGCCTGCTTCAGGCGTCCCGTTGTCCGAAATTCTCTCTCAAGAACACCAAGGAGAAAGTCCAGGAGGAGTTCACCAAGTTCCT